TGCGAGGTAGCCTTGGACATCGGGTTGAATGTCCTTGAGACCGAAGCCCATGCCCGCCTTGCGAATCAGCGCAATGTCGGTGATGGTCCACTCCGTCGAGAGCACATGGCCAGACCCGAAGGTCTGTGTCTTTGTCATCGACGAGGAGAAGCCAATGGCATTGATGACTCGGCACGGTACATTGGCGATGTCAAAGTGATTGCGCATCTCATCGCCGACATGGACATCGTAGGCGTAGCCCGTGATGGTCATGGCACCGATGGTCGTGACAATGGTTGCCAGCTGACTGCCCATCATGACCTCCGTCGATATGGCCGAAGCAATTCGAGGACGTCACTGGGAATGCGTGGTGCGGACAAGACGACGCCATCGGCGGACACGATGGGACGGTCGCTGTCTGGCGTGCCGTCACGCTGGCGATACAGATAAGCACCGATGCGGAGTGCAGCCTGCACGATGTCCGCTGACGGTGTAGCACTGTATGCCCACTTGGCGGTCACACTGACCGACTCTTCGATGGTCGAGGTGTATGTCCACATGATATTCGCACTGCTCTTGATACGGATGGCGTACTTCGGCGTCATGTTGCCAGGCAAAAGTACGACGTCCGATGTCGAGATGGCAGTGCCGTCGCCGTTGGTGATGCTGGTGAGTTCAAAGAATTCACTGAAGCCCATCGACAGCGTATAGGAGTCGAGAAGGTCGCCGCCGTCCAAGTACGATGTCGGTGTGAACTTCTTCACCGTCCCTGAACCTGACCACTCGAAGACACGATGCGTGAACTCTTCGATAACATGCTGGGCACGGTCTGCAAAGAGTGCCAGCTGAGTGTCATCGGAGTTGCCGTTGATCTTCATGTAGTTTTTGAGGTCGGTCGCGGTGATGTACGCCACTATGACACCTTCTTTGGCTTCGGCTTTTCGGTCTTTGGTTCCTCGATGGCGACCGCGCTGCCTTGCTCGATGAGAATCTGTGCATCGGCGTCGGTCGTCTCGTAGATGTCGCCTGGCTCGAACACGGTGTGCACGTTGCCGTCACTGTGGACGAGGCGGTGGATGAGTTGTATTTGCATGGCATCTCCAGAGGCGGGACGGCACCGAAGCACCGTCCCGCCAGCGTGTTACTAAGCGTGGGTGCCGACGGCGAAGGCTTCGGGCTGGGTGACGTCGCCACCGTAGCGCCATGACGCAACGATGTAGGTGATGCCCTTGCGTACGTCGCGCCAGCGGTCAATCTGCACGCCCGAGGTGCGCTCACAGAAGGCGTAGTAGGCAAAGTTCCCGAAGTAGCTCGACTTGTTGGTCGTACCGATGGCGGCGACGGCTTCGCTGAGTGCTACGTTCCAGCCTTCGATTTTGCGCTGGCCGTTCTCAATCATGGTCAACGGATGGTAGTTGGTCAGGTCCAACGTGCGGATAGCGCCCCAGGTGGCATTGCGCATGACCCAGCCTGTTTGGCCATTTTGCAGGTAGTTGCCGTTCACTGCGGTGGACAATGACACCACCTGTGCATTGGTGTATGCTGCGGCGCTCAATGTCACGCTGTTGGTCACGCGGGTTGCCAAGCCGTAGGGCTGGCTTGATCCTGTGCCGTTGATGATGTAGTTGTTCGATGACACAGCCATGGCGCGCGCAATTTCGATTTGCAAGAACTGCTCGAGGTTGCTCGACGTGTCGGCCAAGAGTTCATCGGACAATGCGAATTCCAATGTGTCCTTGTAGAGCTGGATGGTCTTCGAGTTGGCGAAGTTTGGCTCGCTGGCGGTGGCAGTGACGCCTTCGCCGACAATCCCTGAAGTCGCCTTCGTGCTCTGTGCGGGCATGATGTGCTTCCACGATTCCGTGGTGATGCGTGTGAATGCAAATTGACCAAGGAGTGACATGTCGTCGCGCTTGGCAGTGATTTCACGGTTGACCGTGGTCGGAACAGTGAAGCCACCGTCGTTGTTGGTGCCTTCGGTCATGGTCTTGAACGCATGGCTCTTGGCGTTGTGCAACACGTTGAGTGCGCTGGCATCGGCGGTGCCACGGATGAAGCTCTTGTAGGCACGTTCGTAGTCACGGCTGGCGAAGGCATCTTCGCTGTCCACTACGGCTGGCAACGTCTTTACTGCGGGGGCTGGCACAAAGGTGCCACCGTTGACGGGCTCGCCTGCCAATTCATTGATGGCGGCTTTGACTGCGTCTTTGATGTCTGACATGGTAGGTTCTGTTCCTTGCTGAGAATCGGTTATATGGTCATCGCCTGACGTGGTGCCAGCATCGCTCGACACCGTGTCCTCGTGGCGCTTGACTGCGGATAATGTGCGAGGCTCGGCTGGCGTTGGCGTCAGTGAGATTTCACCGACGACCCAGCGCTTCACTTCGCCACCGTCTCGGACAACGAGATGACTGAGTGCACCCGTCGAGAGTCCAAGGGCTCCCGACTTGACCAGCTTCATCACGTCGCCGATGTATTTGTTGCGACGGTCGAGTTCGATTTCGACATCGATGCCATCATCGGTCGGCATCCATGCTTTGACCGTGCCAATCTGGCCACGCATTGAGCCGAGGCTGTGGTCGTAGTAGACGGGCATACCGACGAATGGTCGCGTGTCGCCGAAGTCCGTGTCTTTGGTGAACGTGTCGCCAGTGAGGTCTTCACCGCCATACACGACGCCCCGACCGCGGATTGTATAGTCTGCAACGGCTTTGACACCGCCACCAAAGGATTTGACAAAGTCCATCAGTTTCTCCCCAGCAATCGACGTGCCAATGCTTTGGCGGCGTCGCTTACTTCCATTGTTGCGGTATTGTCAAGGGCTTTTTGTACACCCCCTGCCATCTCTGCTTTCCATGACTCTGGCAACTGTGCGACGAAGTTCTCGCCCTTGCGCTTGGCCAATGCAATGAGGCGCTGTTTGAATTCTTCAAAGCTCACGTCGCCACGGTATCGCCCCCACGATGAGACCGCAGCGGGAATGTCCGTTGGGGTCACGACGGGGAAGTTGCGCGTCTCGGGAATCACGAAGTCCGAAGCGGGCATCTCTTCGCGTTGCGCTGGCGTCGTGTTGCGGTCGGCGAGCGCTGCGACTTCCATGTCGGTCTCTTCGATCATGGCGGGCTCGACTTCGGCTTCCATGGTCTCCATGACGATGGTCGCTTCGGGAATCACCCAAAACTTACACACTGCGTATTCTTCGACCATGCCTTCGACGATGGCACATTGGCCATATCCTTCGGTGGTCGTTGGTTGGTAGAAGTAGCAATGTTCGCAGGCGATGCCTTGCGTGGCGAAGGGGTTCTGCGCTGCGGGCATGTAGTGCGCACCGTTGGCACCGACGCCCCAATCAAACTTGCCCGCTTCGTGCGTGACTTCGACGAGCGACGACACCAACATGCGCTGGCGTGTGTTGAACTCGGCGCCGATTTCGATGGCTTTGACCGACTTTGGCTCTTCGTCCATGACCATGGCATCATCACCGTCGTCACCGAGGTCGAACATCGACTTCGCAATGTCGATGGCCTTGCGCCGTGCGTCGCGAATCAACTTCATGTCGGCTTCGCTGTGGCGTCGACTTACTTTGTACGCTTCTTTGGTCTCACTCATGTTGTACTCCTTCAGAATTTGATTCGCCCATGTGCGACCCTCGTCGCCACCCCAGCCCATCCATGCCTGCCAGCCTTTGCCCTGCTCACTCCACGTCGCACCCTCTTTGTCCACCTCGTGGCGGTCGAAGTAGCTCACCATGCGCTGGATTGTTTCGATGCTCACAGGCTGGCGTCGTGACAGTTGCGATGCGCGCGCAATGCCAATCGATGTCATGCCTCGCTCGGACGGTGGCTTCGATGCCCTGACCTCGAGTGCCATGCGGGCATTATTGGCCACGGTGGCAGGCGGTGTGTAACTTGGCATCATTGCACCTCCGAAAAGACTTTGTCGACGATGTATTGCAATTCGCCACTTTGCTTCATCTGTTCGGCGGCTTGGCGTGCCGTCGTCCAGCGCCCTTGGTGAATCTGTGCCTGCTGATCGCCGACGACGTAGTTTGCATACGATGCCGACGAAGTCAGCACAGCTTCATCACCATCGAGATTCGTGCGGTATGACTGCGAGAGGCTTTGACTGCCACGTAGTTTGTTGCCACGACCACGCACGTAGGGCACGGTGATTTTGCCTTCGCGGATATTGGCCATGACGAATTTGCGCTGGCGGTCGCTGACAAACTTCATCGACCCTGGCGCAGGTGGCGGTGGCTTGTCCGTGAGCAAGATACCCTGCACACTTTGCGCATATTGCAACGTGACTGTGCGACATGCTTCGAGGATGGCACCCGTTGTTACTCGGCCAAGGATTTCGACTTCGGTTGGCATCGTTACTCCTTCACCAGTCGCAACGCAATCGTGCATCGGCAATTTGGATGCGCTGGGGGTTCATAGCCACCCCACTCCGATTCGGGCTTGTTGTCCAGTGGTTCACAGATGGGGCAGTCCTTGACAAGCTCGTCACGTTCAGTCACCCAGATGCGCACGTTGTTCAGTCCGCGTTCTTTGAGATATCCTTGGTAGATATTCGTTGCCTGTGTCTGTGCTCTGACGATTTCGGTGCGTGCGATCATCAACGCACGGGCTGGGTCGACAGAAGGATTCAACATCGCTGCGACATCCTCCGCAGTCATGCCAGGGGTCTGACGATAGGCGTCGATGACTTTCTTGATGCGCTCTGCGGTCGTGGCGTCAATGAGCTTTGTTTCCTGTGGCACGTAGTCTACCAGCCAATCGACGATGCGGTCGTTGGTGGCATCGGTGGCGACGACGCCGATATCGTTGCCCAGCTCATCGATGCGCTGGCCTGCCACACGGGTTAGCTCTCGATTCAGCGTAGGTGCGACGACGTCTGCAAGTGTTGGGTCGACGTTCTCACCTCGCATAATCTTGCGTGTCCACGATTGGCCACGCTTGCGAAACTCTCCGATGAGGTCGTTGTAGATGCGTCGCTCGTCGTCGGTCATATCGTCCACGGCTTTGACTTCGGCGACGACGTGCTGGACATCGTGCACCGTCATGCCGTCTTCGAGTCTGGCCATGACATCGGATATTTCGTCAGCGGTCAAGACGTCGCTCTCGAAAGTGCACTTCAGTGCCTTCCCCGCTTTGATGCGACGCTCAAGTTTTTTTGCCAGTAGTCCCCAGTGCTCGGCACGTAGTGCTTTGTTGTCTGGCAACAACGGCGCCTCGGCGATGTTCGGCGCTGCGGGTTGCGTCGCCTCCTCAGGAAGCTCGGCCAATGGCGCTTCGACGGTTGGTGTCAAGAACATCTCGTCGACATTGTCGTAGCCGAGGATGCGCATCGCATCTGGTAGTGCGACCCCCGCTTGGGTCAGTTTGAGCAATGAATCGGCGCGGTCGGCTTCGTCGGCTTGCATGACGTCGAGCTTCTCAGGGTCGAAGCGGATTTCATAGCCGATTGGGCCGAGGAGTTGATTGTTCATGATTTGCTCATAGAGTCCGAGGCGAGGCACGACGGTCTCACGCCAGAAACTTTGGCGGTCGCTGTCGGCGGTGGCGTAATTGGCGGCGCTGGCTTCGAGCATCGTGCGAGGTACGCCCATCGTCATGGCGATGCTGGTGATGACCCGCTCTTGGAGTTCTGGCAACATCATCGTGTTGATGTCTGGCGTGACCTTCTGTACTTTGAGTTCAGGGCTACGCACAAAGAGACTGCGGAAGGCATTGGCCACACCACCAACACGCTGGCTAAACTCGCCACGGAATCGTGCGAACTCCGCATCGTCCATCGCTTCGGGCAAGTTCATCACCATCACTGGCTGGGCACCGCCTTCAAAGAATGCCGACGTGAAGCGCTCGAGGTAATGGCCAAGTTGCGAACTTTGCAAGGCGACGGCAGCAGGGGCAAGCCCTGGGCGAATGTCGTCACGGTACGATGGTTCACGAAAGTACACAATCTCGTTGATGGTCCATGGTCCATACACTTTGCCCAGCTGTGATTGTGTGAAGATTGCCCCGCTGTACGGGTCTTCGAGTGTGGCGGCGGTTGGCTCGAAGCCGACGACCATCGTCGTAGGATTAAGCACGACGAAGCCCGTCATCGTGCGACCGCGCGTCACCTTGTACCAATACGCACCACCCGTCAACAGCAAAGATCGTTCAGTGGCTTTGATAAGTTCACTCACTGACTGGCGCCATGGCCAATCGACGTCTTCGCCTCGGCGCTTCAATGTGTAGGGCACCGTGCTGATGGCGTCGCACCGCAGATTCACGGCGCGGTACAACATCGGCACCACTTCGTAGGCATCGCTGGCGCTGGCGATTTTACCACTTCGGTTCAGACTTTGCAGCCACCCAGGAAAGTTTATGGTCACGATGTCCACCCCCAATCAAACTTTGGTCTACTCATCATCATCATTGCTCCTGACACTGCGTCCACATAGTCGTCATGGCCACCACTGGGGAATGCCACGACCTCATCGAGAAATGCTTTGATCCACTCGCCCCGCACGATGCGCACGGTGCCTGCCTCGGCGCGCGCCGCCCATGGCATGGCACGGCTCACCTTGTCTTTGTCCACTTTGATTCCCTTGAAGGTCACACCAGAAAGTAATGGGTCACGACGAAGTTCCTGCACCGCCGCCAATCCATGCAGTGCTTCCTCGATGCCGTGCGTCGTGTCCGCCTCGGTGCGCATCGTTGTGGTGATAATCTTGCGTACATCTGGCCACTCTGCTTTCACATGGATGCCGTCGGCGATGTAGACGATGCCGTCATGCAGTGCCACTCGGACTGATGCGGTGAAGTCGGCGCTTTGCTTCGTCGATGCGGCCAAGTCCCAGTAGCGTGACCACTTCAGCCCAAGCGGTGCGCTGTCCACCACGCTGAACCACTGGCGACGAAACAATGCACCGCTGGGGTCGATGAATTCACCGTCCACCTCTTGGCGGTACATCTCGGAGGTCATCGATTGCTTCAGCGTGTCGATGAAGTGCGCTGGCAAGAACTCGTTGTCGGTGGACTTCGAGGTGACGACGGCGTACTCGTGGCCACCTGTGGTGAAGAGGTCATAGACCCAGTCTTTGCCTCGAGGCGTCGTGGTCACCCATGCTTTGCCAGGTGACTCACGCAGTGTGGCAATGGATAATGGCCAAACATCGTCGCTCATCATCGCCGCCTCGTCCAGCCAAAGCCAGCCGACGTTGGCACCACGCAGGCGGTCGGCATTGTCAGCACTGCGGAAGATGATGCGACGGTCACCGAGAAGTCTCAGTTCCAGCTCTGATTTATTCCATGACGTGGCGATGCCTGCTTGGGCGACGAGTTTCAATATGGTCTCCATCGCACCAAGGCGAAGCATCGGATACGTAGGGGCCACGATCATCCCTGTGCTTCCTTCGGGTTGGCGGAGTGCCTCGATGGCACCTGCTCTGGTCTTGCCACTGCCACGACCACCAACGAACAGACGGAACCGTGCATCACTCCCCCAGAACTTGCGCTGGGGTAACGTCTGTGATTGGTGTCGGATTCTCAGGGAGTCCGAGGTCGATTTCGTAGGTGGTAGGCTGACTGGTCGAATTGACATTGTACGATTCCCTATAGCTCGGGTCTTCGCGCTTGAGCAAGAACATCACCATGGTCGGATTATCGGTGGCCATTTTGTAGGCGAGGCTCTCCAAGTAGTCACGCCGTCGTGCGGTGCCAATGGCCGATGCCAGCCGAAGTCGGTCGGCGAAGGTTGGGTCTTTGGCAATCTGGCGATACACCATGGCGTTGCTCACGCCGATTGCTTGGCACGCATGATGCACGATGCCCAGTGTCTCTACGGCATCGAGCAATTCTTTGACCTTGATTTCGGTCAGCGCTTGCACCGCCTCGTTCTTGACGATGATGTTGCGTTGACCAGCGTTGGGCTTAGCGGTCGATTTCGTCGTTTTGGTCACCGATAGCCTCCGACGTGATGAGACGAAGTAGCACATTGACGACGGCGAGCGCCGTTGCCAGCTGTGCGCCGTACGCTTGCATTTGTGGCCATGACGTCATCGAGGTGATGAGCACGACGGCGACGGTCAAGGCGTTAATCCAGATTGTCTTTGATTCGTACCACGGCTTCATAGCATCCTCACTACGATGGCAACGATAATCGGCACAATGAACATGGCCAATGCGATGCCACCGAATAAGCGGTTAATTTGCTTGTCGTGTTCGGAGATTTCACGCTCGATTTGGTCAAAGCGATTGTTGCCTTCGTCCAAGCGTCGAATGATGTGTTTGATGTCCTTACCGATTTCGGCCAAGATGACCTCGATGGATGGCTGCGTCATACCTTCCCCTGTGCCTCTGCAAATAATCTGCGGACGACGTTCATATCTATCATGCGACCTGGGCAGGTCTTGGGACTGGGCACCTCACGATGGCCAATCAATGTCATGCGACTCACACCGATGCCCTTCCAGTTCATCAGTGCCAACGTCGCCCCTCTGACCATGTCCGCCGTTGCGGGTGACCATGAGGCGATGTCATAGTTGCCAACGACTTCGATGCCCCATGCCCACGAGTTCGCTGTGCCTGCGTGGATGCCTTGGACATTCAGCGGTGTGAATTGCCAGATGCCGTCGTCTTCTCGCTCTGGCGCACCTTGGCAGATGAAGAGGTGCGGACCTCGGTCCCAGCCGAGGCGCGTGTAGTAGCGCTGGAGTCCGTTCATCGACATCGCCCCACGCCACTGCGAGACCGTCGGTGCCCAGGTGTGATGAAGCACTACGCCATGCGCCCACTTGGCCACACTTGGTGAATGCGCTGCGAGGTGCGCGTTGAATTCAGCGACGGTCTTCCACTGTCTCACGTCGACGACAAAAGACATAGTGCCTCCATAGATTCATTGTGCCCACACTGTCAAGGGCTTTTTGTACACCCCTTATCCTTATCACTTCGCCTTGCGAATCAGTGCGACGAGATCAGCAACGTAGGCATTGATGTCCGCATCGGCGACGGTGCGTGGCCATGCGAGGAATGCGAGGCGGTACAAGTAGTTGATGTCTTTGATTTTCTGCCAGACCAAGTCACTGACCTGCGCTGGCGTCAACAGTGCATTGACCTGCGCTTGCAATGTGGCCAGTTGCTTGGTCAATGACTTCACGCTGGCGTTGGCGGCGGCGGCTTCTTGCTCGGCGTTGCCCGCTTTGCCATACGCCTTGTCGGCGACGCCCTGCGCTGTGGCAATGCTTTGCTTCATCATGGCCAGCTGTGACGCATCGATGTTGACGACGGTGGCGTCTGGGCATTCGCTGTCATGCACGTAGCCGTCGATGGGGATGACCCACTGTTGCCAATTCTTGTCCGTGGCCAGCAAGACGAGGCGACGCTGAACGACGGCGAGGTCGCCATGGCCGTCTTCGAGGAAGTAGACCAGCTGGGGCTTTTCATTGGGTGAGGTGCGATAGACACGGACTCCCCAAGGTCCATTGGCCACGAGTCGCCCCGTGATGGTCTGGAATACTGCCCCCGTCTTGTCGATGATGTATTCCCAGCTGGCGCTTGGATAGTTGGGGTAGACCGCGGGTGGACGTTGCTGACTCATTGCATTACTCCTCGACGATTGGCAACGTGACACCACGTTGCATCATATACTTCCCTGACTTTTCGCGGTAGGTCGTGCGTGGTCGATTCCCTTGGAAGAACAGCACTTGCGCAATGCCTTCACCGCCATAGACCTTGATGGGCAGTGGCGCCGTGTTGCTGAGTTCGATGGTGACGTGTCCTTCCCAGCCAGGTTCGAGCGGTGTCACATTGACGATGAGTCCACAGCGTGCGTACGTCGATTTGCCAACGACGATGCACATGATGTCTTCGGGGATGGCGAAGTACTCGACACTGCGACACAAAGCGAACTCACCTGGGGGAATCGTGACGGTCGGCGACACCTTGACATCGAGCTTGGTGTGCAGGTCTCGACGCTTCGGGTCAATGGTCGAGACTTTGTCACCACGCCACAGTTGCCACTCATTGGCCACGCGCATGTCGTAGCCGAAGCTGGACACGCCGTAGCTGATTGCGCCTTTGCGGACTTGCTCCATGGCAGCATCGTCAATCATGCCAGTGGCGATGCGCTGGCGAATTTGGTC